TCAGTTCTCAGTGGCAATCAACAGTTCTTCATTATTCGAGCCACTGGCGAGCGTTTCAGTCTCGGACGTGACAAAGTCCTTGCTGAAGCCTTCGCCGCTCTGTGGCTCGCTCTGGCGCTGTTGCAGGCGCTGCATGACGGAAGGGACAGGCGTAACGTCCTTGGCGTTATCCGGGCCTTGGAACGATTCCGCTTCGTCGCGGTCATAGACGCCGAGCAAAACCTCCGGACAGTGACGGCGAGCCCATGAACGAGCCGAGAAGTAACCGAGCTGCTGCTGCGGATCAGACTTCCAGAGCGGGCTGTTCTTTGTCGGGATCGTGCCGATCGTCGGTGACGTATATTCGCATTCCTCACCGTTGAGCGTACCGGTGACTGTGCACGTCATATCGTTGCCGGATCCGTTGAATGCGTACTTCAAGCGCCCCTTTATGCCAGAGCGAGTGTTTACTACCGCTGCGATTAGCTGTGCTTCGTAAGCAATCGTGCCGTTCACCGAGTAGGACTTGGACGCGACAGCAAATGGCGACATTTGCCATTCAAGGGCCTGCATCGCTACGGCCATGCATGCGCCGGCATTGCCGCGCAGGTGCTTCGGCAGGGCGATATCGGCCTTGCACATGACTTCGGCGAACCGGACAACTTCACCAAGGTTCTGGGGCGCAATGCTCGAACCGTTGGCGCCAGATGCGACGGTAACGCTGTTGATAGAGGTTTCACGCGGGGCGATCTGGTTCATTATGCGGCCCTTTCAGAGATTTTGATTTCGTCCTCGACGCGGGTTCGTGCCCACGCTGGCATTTCGATGAAGGACATGTGCTGTTCGTGACCGTCGTATCCGGGCCATTCGCCTGTCTTCAGGCACTTCTCCAGCACCTGCAGGCCAATGCGCGCTTGCTGTTCGCCAAGATCGATATCGGCGTCTTTCAACGTGACGACACGGACGTCGTAGGGAGCGGTCTTTTCGACAAAGACGAATGTGAATGACGTAAAAGCATCATCGCCGAGCACTTCACGGACAACCATGCGGGTGAAACCAGCCTGGATATGATAGCCGTGGGCATAGATCGCGGTTGAAAGGCTCTTATCATCGACAGAAGCTGCCGTTTTAAGGTCGACAAAGTCGCCACTGTCGTTCGGGATCACGTCGGGACGGTTCTTCAACCAGATGCCATTGCGCTTGGTGAAGATCGAACGTTCGATACGACCGTTCAGAATGCCCAGCCGGATTGCTTCCTTGTTCGAGAGAGCTTCGGCAATGTGTTTGATGTGCTCGACTTCAGTCTTGGTGATGACCGTACGACCGGCTTCCGCTTGTTCAACAAGCCAAGCTTGGCAAGTATGCGAATTACCGCTCCACGGCTTCCAAACGCCCTTGTTATCCTCGTACTTGTCTGGACGAAGGGCATAGCGTTCCGCAAAGCCATCTTCGCCAAGCAGAAGCATGTGGGCAGCCTTGCCGAAGTCGAGAGCCTTTGAACCTTCCGGCTCTTCTGCCTTCGGATTGTAAGGGCTGGAGTACCAGTACTCGAGAGGGCGCCGAAGGATTGTGCGAAGGCCAGATGATGATATAGAGAAGCCGTCAAACAGGCTTGTCTCACGGTGATACGTTTCGATAGGCACCATCGAGTACACGCCCGGTTTCATGATCTGCAAACCGTTCCACCGATGTTCCTTCGCCAGTCCGCTGACAATTGCATTCGTCACGCTTCCGACTTGCTGGAAGCTGTCGCGGTCGATGATCTTATTCATGATCACCTCCACGGGCAGCGAGCATGGCGTCAGCGGCCTTGTAAGCGGCCTCGGACATATCGCGCCAACCCATGATCATATCGCCGTCGTCTAGAGCGATGCTGGCCATGCCTTGAAGTGCCTTCGCTGCGAAGTAATCGCGGAGCGTCATGCCGGTTTGAGCGATGCTAAAGTTACCGTCTACTGTTTCGTGAAATGGGCGGGGGAATGCCGGTCCGCCTGTGTTGATCTCAGACATTCAAATCTCCCGGAAATGCTTCTGTCAGAACCTTTTCAAGCTCACGCGCTAACCATGCTGTCGTGATGAGTTTCGGCTTTGACTGGATTGGTTTGGATGGCTGGGCGCTTACTCGGAGGATGGCAGCCATCAGAGCACTGCTTTGATCGTCTCATCGATCTTTTCAAAGAGGGTGCTTGCGCGTTCCGGTTTATAATCGCCGCCTGCCTGATAAACGTTCAGGAACACGTCTTTCCCAAATGCCCTGCCGACACGTTCAGATTGAGCACGGACCGACTTCAACGCGCGTTCCAGTGTATCGATCCGGCTGAGAGCGGATTCCATCGCGGCTTTCGCGCCGGTCATAGCCTTTACGGCTTCCTTATCCTTGGCGATCTGGGCTTCGGTCTTTGTGATTTCGTCTGACATGATTGCCTCACACTTTCTCGGCCAGATACGCGGCCCACACTGCAAACGTTGCGATGAAGGTTGAAACGGCTACGAAGGATGCGATGTCATGGAGAAGGTCACGCATTGAAAAGCTCCACGATTAGACGCCAGATCAAAGGCGCTCCGAAGAACAGAATGATGGCGTAGAAGGAAACCATCGGGTGAACCCCGGCCTGTGCACACCATTTCCCGAACCAGAATGAGAGCGGCGAGAGCATGAAAGTTGTCAGGCACCAGAGGGTAAAAATCTTGTCTGTGCGGCTCACGGCCTCGTCCTCTTGATCTGGCACAGCGCGATAAAAGCGACGATCAGTGCCATGGTGATTAGGTGATCGAATGGGGAGAGCGTCATGATTTGGACCTCACCATCAGGTGGCAGACCCAGAGAACGACGATCCAGCCGGTCTCAATGAATTGTCTGCCTACTTCGTGCTCGTAAATTCCGTTGGCGATCAGGGCGATGAGGAGTGTCATTTCTGCCTCCGCTGGCACACAACTTCCGTGGTCATCAGGCGAAGCGCTTCGTATGGTCCGGTTTGGTAGGGGCGGTGGATCAAGTCGAAGGCGTGGTTTACGATGCCCTTGCCGACAAACTCACAATCATCACGGTCCCAGAATGGCCCGATCTGCTGCGTTACCCGGTTCTCGATCAGAACAAACCCAACATGTGGATCGTGCGGTCTGGTGGCTGGTACGACGGACAGAGCCGTGGAAATCATCAGTGCAGAGAACATTAAGCCGCCTCCGAAACTGTATCGATGGTCCACCGCATGTCTGAATAGCGCCGTGGTTCTCGATGCTTGCGTGGATTGAAACGAAGGGATGGGCGCGGTCTATCGCGCAGCCATTCCAGATAGGCCTTGAAGCCTCCATTGCGACGACGAAAGAAATGAATGACAGGCTCTAGGCTGGTCTCTTTGTCGCCTCGCTCAAGATTGTGAGCGACCCTATCAACAATACCGCATCTAGCGTGCGCCCGTCCTTTTGCACCCATTCCGGGCCAAGAACGGTTATTCCACGCATCTTCGTACCAATCTGGTTCTTCTTTGATCGCCAGTTCTGGATACCGGTTGTCCCCATGATACGGTAGCCAAGTGGGCATATAATCGAATTCAACCCATGTGGTGGACCTAGGCTCAAACCCGACTGGCGTAAGACATACTGGGCACAAAGTCCCGAAGCGCACAGCGAACTCATCAAGTGTATCGAGTGCGAAAAATCCCTTTTCCTTACAGCGATGCCCAGACTTTGTTGTTACGCTCACATCATCGCAGCATGGCCAAGAAAGATCGTCCAACGTATTCCAGACCGTATTCTCTGGCACGTGGGCGAATTGGCCCGCTTCGAGGATGGCGCGCCCCATTTCGGAGCGCGCATATAAGTATGTCTTAAGAAGACCCATGGTCAGGCTCCTAGCGTCAACGGCGAACCAAGCACAGACTGACCGGCGTGTTCCGTGTTGCCCGGTGCGGCCTGCCGAAGATGGCGCTGCACTTCCAATTCCATGCGAACAGTTTCAACAATGCCGGTTGCCAGCTTTGCCACAGCGTTAGCTCTGGTAGGATTGCTGTTTCCGTTGCGGATAGCGTCAATCTCGTCAAAGATTGCATCACGGAGACCTGCGCTAGTACGGCTGATCGGTGCGGCTGTTACTTCGATCGTCTTCTTTGTCATGGTGTTTTCCTTTTAAGGTCCCTTGGAAAATGGCCGCGTGGCGGGACAAATCACCGGCCAATTCTGATTGGTGCGACGAGCTGTCTAAGCTGCCTCTCCGCGGAACCCGTCCTGAGCCCATTCACGGGCCTCAGAGAGCAATCCCTCACGATCATCGAGGGTTTTCTCACGCATGATCTTGCGGTCAACGCGGGTCATCGGAGGCTGATTGCCCCAGCCGCGGACCTCATCAATCAGGCCCATACGGGTGTCAGTGACGATCTCATCAAATTCCCGGAGATACTCCGCGAACTGAAAGAAGCTCTCAGACTGAGCCTTATTGTCGAAACATGCGCCCGGCTGAATGCGGAGCTTCAAGGCTTCAAGCCGAGCCTGCATGTTGGTGATAAGAGCTTGGGTACCGGTCTGCGACATTTGCTGCCTCGTCAATCTCCGGGCGTTCGGTGACCCGGCGGTGAATTCGTTGAGCAGTTTTGGACATGCTCAGGTCCGTTCCAGTTCTTTCGGTCGAGTTGCGCGCACCGCGCTGCGGTTCACATGGCAACCTCCATCGCCTGTTTCGGCTTTGGTTCTCACGGACACTGACCAGATCAGCGGCTGGCTTCTTCGTGGTTGTGTTCGTTCGATGACTTATCAATAGCGGTAGATTTACCGCCAGTCAACAAGAAAACGGTAATGCTACCGCTTTTTTTGTTGCGCGACGCTATCGTGTTGGTTTAAGGGTGTTCTTACCGGAGCGGTATTTGTACCGGTTTTCATGGAATGCCTATCCTGAAAAGGACGGCCTCACGGCAGTTCGGAAGCTTCGACTTTAAGTCGCCTTCTGGTCTGTTTGTGCAGTAGGGGTGTGGTTTGCCGATCCATGGAATTGTCGAAGGCAAGGGACACAAGCGGCTCACCGGCAATCAGGTGAGAGGGAAGGCGCAACGACAAGGGCACCGTGAAAAGCCCCGCGCATGAGGCTCCTGAGCCAATAGAAACACGGCATGATCCGGACAGGCTATGCGCCGACATATGGCGTACCGGGGATGCAAGGAAACCTCACAGCTCGTCCGAGCTTCAAATGTTTCGTGCAGTAGTCCTTGGGCTGGGTTCGTCCCGGTCCCAAGGGATTACTGCGTCGTTTCCTACAGTCTGAACCGTCTTCAAATGAAGAATCGTCCTGAAAAATACAGATAGCGGATACGTTGAAAGGTAAGCGCTATGCATCCACGCGAAGAAAAAAATCTGACGATTGATCGATACCCGCGCTGCAAGGGCTATCTGGCGGCGATGTGGATAAAACCGCCGTACCACGGGATGAACGATTATTGGTGTGCGGTCGCTATCGCTGAAAGTTTCGACGATGAATATCTCGCGGATCTCGGAACGGTGAATTTCGACACTATGTCCGGATCGCAACTGCTGGATGTGTTTGAAAGAATATTGGCGGGCAGGGCGAAGTCGGCCAAATCTAAGCCAGTAGTTCATGCGAAGAAGGCATCAACTAGGCGTCGGAAAAAGCGGAAAGCGCTAATAGCGAAAGCCGCATAACTGCAACCATTGCACTTATTGGCAAAAAGAAACCCCGCAGTGCGGGGCCAAATAAACTTACAGCAGGTGAGGTGATAACCTCGCCGGCATACTATCAACGCTTTGTGTCAGTAATAAAAACCCCGCCGGAGCGGGGTACGTCTTATTGTTTTGGTGCTGGATTAAGTGGAGCCGGTTCGTTTTTCTTCTGAGCCTCAACGGCAGTTAGTATTACACCAATCTGCTGCTGCAGCGTCTGATAGTTTTTATCCAGTCTTTCGAAATTTGCATTCATGGTCGCGAAACGAGGCTCTGCTTGCAGCACAACATTCTTTGCCGATTGTTCCGCAATTGTTTGGGTGTCCAAACCGGCCGAAAACATCGAATTCCCATACTGGAGAGCCGTGTAGAACAGGCCTCCTATTGCTATAATTGTCGTAACTGCTGTTACCAGAACTGTCGTCTTGACCGACGAAATCGATTTTCGGGTCTCTCGATAGTTTTCGTCCAAATGCTCCAATTTACCGGAAATCACACGCAGCTCGCCCATCATCTCGGCAAACTTGGTGTCTGTCCGAGCTTCGGCAGCGGCAATTTTGGCGTCAACTTCACTCATTGGCAACTCGTCCTCTGCGGGAGGAACTTCCCCGCTGTTTATTCTCTCCCGTAGGTTTTTCAATAGCAACAAGTTTTTAGATGGCGGATAAGCCCTCTTTTCTCGCTTGTTAGATAGGTCATTAAATATGACAAATCCATGTTGAGCGGAGTGTTTCGGTTCTCGCTGTTTATTGCTATCTATCGAAACATCCTCTGCACCAGAAGAGGACCAGTTTGACGCATCTGTCCAAGGCGACGTTGAACTGCTTTGGCTTTGGCTCGTCATTTTGGCTGTGATCTTTCTTTTGTGAAAGGTGTCACAATCGTGCCGAACTCCTTCTCGTAGTTGGAGACAGCTTCATTTAGAAGTATCGTCAAGTCCTTCACAGACTGAGGGCTCATGGCAATAATGGCCTGAACATCAACGCCAGAGATCATCGTTTGTGGTTCTTCTGTGTTGCCAAATAAGCCTGGATGTTGACGCCCGCAAATGATGGTAAAATCATTGCCGGCCCAAATTGTTTGAAACATCGATGCATAGAAAAAGGGTGCTTCGATTTTTTGAACTTTTTGTTCTTCCGGATTCCCTGTCGTCATATCGCCCCCAAAAATGCTTCCATCATTTACATTCATAACGAGCCTCATATTGCGGCTCCAGCACAAGAGTTATGTCCCTAACCGAGCACGAACGTCCAGTTGACTTCAAATATTCCTCTGCCGCGTCACGATAGACGACTTCCGAATTTGACGGATTGTAAGCGCCGAACGTTGCACCTTTGATCGCGCCGCCGCCCATGGATGCGGCGATTGATGGCGTAATCATCAACCGGTTTTCAGTCGGCTTGTCGTAGATTCGGAAATCGGAGCCGGTCGACGTGGTAAAACTTTTGACCGGAACTCCTGAGTAGTGTGTCATCGCGTAGTTGGCGCCAGCGCATCCTGTAAGCGTCAGCGCTACTCCCGCCGCTATAATCCCCCGCATAATTCCCCCTTTCGTCCGTTAAACGATATTGAACCGCCCTTGAATCCCACCCTTGCGCTCGACGCGCCGGATTGACGATCTGGGCAGTACTGCAAAGATCTCCCCAACCCATTCCAAGTGGACGTCTTCGATAAGCGCGGAATTCCATGAAAACAGATTGACGCCGTTCGGCCCCCGCATGACGGTTTTGATGAACCTTCGTCCATCGGCGGTCCGAACTGCGGCTTCTTCGCCATAAAAGGATTCGATCGGGCGCTTCTGCTCGCGGTAAACGATTACGATATGCCCGTCCTTGTAGACGGGGAGCATTGAATCGCCTTTAACCTGGAACGCGATCATTTCGTCAGGGAGGGGGAAGGGAACCTTCACCTCATCGATGCCTTCTGGCGGGATCTGTTCGAACTCTGGCTCAATTTCTGCGCCAGCACCGATGTATCCCATGACGGAAACTATACCCTCATCGTGATGGGCATCCTCGTCGCCATCGCCTTCCAGTAGCCAAGCTACAGAAGTTTCGAGAACGGGGGCCAATGCGGAAATGGTTCGTGTAGAAACGCCAGCGCGTCCTTTTTGCTGAATAGCACGCTGCATATTGCGAATTGCGTCCTTGCTCAGGCCCGCTTTCACTGAGGCTGCTTGCGCCGATAAACCCACGGCTTTCAAGCGTTTTTCGACTCTATCGAGAACATCATCCAACATAGCGGTAAAATGAACGCTTCATGTATTTTCGAAAAGCGGTAAGAAAACCGTTGACAATGGCGGTAGAATTACCGCATAACAGATACATGATGATGAACACCGCACACATTCTCACCCTCGCTGACGCATACAAGGCGGCACTCGGTCTTGAAGATAAGACTGTGTCCAGCCGCGTGTTCGACGACAGCAAGAAGCTTACTGCGATCAGAACAGGTTCTGATCTTACCGTGTCGCGGTTCAATGCCGCGCTGCGATGGTTCGATGAAAATTGGCCTGACGGTGCTGAGTGGCCGAATAATGTCATTCGTCCTGTAACCCCTAACCGTTTCGACGGTCTGGCTGATGCGCATCGAGGTGCGGCATGAGCACGGCGGTAAGCTGCCCAAAATGCGGTGGCGGTCTCAAGACACAGCAAGTCAGCAACATCATCAAGAAGTACTGCGAACACTGCGGGCCTCATGTGTGGGGAACGAATGTGAAGACAGGCGCGTCTGTGCGCGTCCAGCGCTGAGCGCTTCGAATTAACTGATTACCTGCCGGGCCCCCAAGCCCCCTGCCTGTTACCCGGCAGGTAACGCCCGACGCGATGGGCACTCCTCCGAAGTCGCGTCGGGCAACTCATCCGCCACCACTGGCAAAACAGATTGTGGGCGGGTTTCCGGTGACTGCAGCGCAATCAAATGCGGAGGAACCGGGGTGGGCGACCTTCACACGAATGGGTCGCAACTGAACGCCCAGTTCGAAGGCGTGACAGTCGGGAGAGACCGGCACCGAATTTCAAACTGAAGGAACTCAACCGTGAACAGCAATTGGATCATCGCATGGCTTTACGTCGCGGGCTTCATTTCCTGCGCGGTTCTGGAGTTCGATCCACCCAGCCGATCACCAAAATGGATCAAGTGGGTTCTCGTTATAGGTTGGCCGCTTTGCGTGATGATTGCGGCTGCGGCTGGCCTTTGCCGGGGTATCTTTCGAGGTTTCCGGCCATGACCACAAGACAAGTTGAACGCCCGTATCAGTTTTCCAGGCTTTCCGGGTCGTTCGCTTCATCTTCATCGCAGTTTTCCTCTTTCAATCAGGAGGCGGCTTCAAGTCCGCGTCCCGTCCAACAATCTCAACGTACTGAAGGGATTGTCGGAAATGTCCGAAAAGTTGTCGGAGAAATCAGAAATGTCTGAGTTGGTTTTTGCGTCCAAAGTTCTGAAAAGCCACATCGCGCCGCCTTCAGTGGCGAGCGGCATTGGCGCGCGCATTCTCGCAGCTTCTCGGGCTCTCAAATGGTCTTTCAATCGAACCAAGGACGTTTGGTACGCGGATGAACGCGTGTCGATCAAGCCTCGGGAACTACGCAAACTAGAGGAGGTGTCCGGTGTCAAATACGGACAGCAAGAACTCAGTGAAGTCGACAAGCTCATCAGCCGAGCACAGGAAATCTTGGGTGACGAAGATAAGGATCTCGCTCGCTCGTTCCTTGCTGCGTTCCGCGCGTTCCTTGGCGCTGTGGATCGCCCCAGAGCTTAAGGAAGATCAGCGATGACGGGGCCGGTCGATCAACGGAAATCCCCGCCCGTCATCCTGAAATGGTTGCCACTAGTGAAGCGAATGCGACTGGCAACCACGATCAAACGGATCGGCAAGTCAATCGCAAATCGGGTTTGTCCAGAAATGGCTGATTACCCATCGATTGAACAAGAATTCAACATTCCACCATCGGGAGCCCGGAAATGACCAAAGCAGGACATAATTCGCAACTTTCCGAAACTGACAAGAAAGCGCTGTTCTTCCACCATCTGCGTATTCGCATGGGTCACGACGCCAAGGTGAAGGAAGCTAATGCCGATAAGAAGGCAGCAGGCAAGCTCGCGCAGGCGGATGATATCGTTCTCGGCGATCTGGACTATGCGATCAAGGCAATCAGTGCCGACGACAAGGCAACTGTCACCGATCGGTTTCTAGCCCATGGTGAAGTCCTGTCTTGGCTGAATGTCATTCCCGGCTTCCAGTCTGATCTGTTGCGTGACCGGGCACCGGCCATTGATCGTATCGAAGGCGAGGGCGAACTTGCCGGTCTGGCTGGAAAAGACCCTGAGAGTGGTTACGACAAGGGCTCTGATGAAGACGCTGCTTGGATGCGCGGATGGGACAAGGGCCAGAAGTTCATGCGCGACAATCTCCAGTCTGCAATGGAGAAGCGCAACGCCGAAGCCGATCGCGACCACGGCGATAATCCTGAGTTTCCAAGTCAGGAGGCGGCGTGATGGCCAATCAACTCCCGATCATCGCCCGGACAAACAAGTCCGGGCTCGACCTCCTGACCGTCCACAAGTCCCAGACTTTGGTTCTGCCAAACGGCGACAGTGCACCGGACTGCGATGTGGCTCTGACACTTCATAGCGAGGCACAGGAGATTGTTGACGGCCTTGTCGGTGCAGTAGAGCACTGCAAGCAGCTAATTATTCGATACGAGATCAACGCCGTCGACCATATGGAAATCGAAGACAAGGCGTTGAAGATTATACAGAGCGCCCTCGCCAAATCTCGCGGGGAGGCAGTCTGATGACAGTCTTCACCGAACAGCTCGAAGCCCGCATTGTCGAAATGGTCAAGAAGGGCGTTAACCAGATCATCATCCGTCACGAACTGCAGATCGGCAGCCGTCGACTTCAGGAAGTGATCAAGAAGCACGGTCTCAACTCCGGCCGCGGAAGTAAATCCTGGAGCGATGAAGAGCTCGCCATCATCGAGCAGATGCATTTCAAGGATGGGAAGTCTCCGACTGAAATTCATAGGTCTGGCGCACTTCCGGGCCGCTCACGAGCATCCATCTCCACGCGCTGTTACAGCATGACGAATAGTCGATGCAGCGGAGAGACGTCCAGCGTCATCCCGAAGGGCCAGATTGCCGCCCGTTTGGCCGAGATACCCGAAGACCGTCGCAGTAAGACCGGTCGAATTTTCGGTGATCCGATTTTTGAGAGGTCTTCTTTATTCGAAAAGCTGAAAGAGCAGCACACCATACCGATACGGAGGGTGGCATGAACGACTTTATCTGCTGGTTCATGATCTGTGCCGTGCTGGCCTTGGTCGGCTTCTTCATCGGTGTTTATCCGGTCATCATTTGGTGGGTGGGGTGAGACATGGACGCTTATCAGGAATTTCTTGCCCACAAACGCATTGTTGACCCAATGACGGGCATTGCCGGGTCCATCGATCTACCGGCAGTGCTCAAACCACACCAGAACGATATTGTTCGATGGGCCTTGCGCCGCGGTCGCGCGGCAATCTTCGCCGGCACTGGTCTTGGCAAGACGTTAATGGAACTGACGTGGTCCGGGAAAGTAAATGCCTTCACTGGTAAGCCCACGCTGATCTTTGCGCCGCTGGCAGTCGCCGAACAGCACATAATCGAAGCCGACAAGTTCGGGATCGCGGCTAATCTGGTGAGTTTCCACCCGGATGAGGGGTGGGGCGTCAACGTCTCCAACTATCAGAAGATGGATCATTTCGATCTGTCCAAGTTCGGCGGTGTCGTGCTGGACGAAAGCAGCATCCTGAAAAGCACAGACGGCAAATACCGCAATCGACTGATCGAAGAATGCTCGACCATCCCTTTTCGACTGGCTGCCACAGCCACGCCGGCGCCGAATGATTTCATGGAGCTGGGCAACCATGCCGAATTTCTCGGCGTCATGTCCTATACCGATATGCTGGCGACGTTCTTCATCCATGACGGCGGCGAGACACAGAAATGGCGGCTCAAGGGACATGCTGAAACCGAATTCTGGAAGTGGATGGCGTCATGGGCCGTTATGCTGCGCAAGCCTTCCGACCTTGGATATGCCAATGAGGGCTATGACCTTCCGAAACTGACCTATCATCAGCATATGGTCGGCGTGGAATACGCGCCAAGTATGGAAACCGGGCTGCTTTTCCCCATGGAAGCCCGCACGATGCAGGAGCGTATTTCTGCGCGGAAAGACAGCGTTGAAGAACGCGTTGCTCTGGCTGCCCGTCTGACGCCAAATGACAAGCCTTTTGTCTGGTGGTGCAATCTCAACAGCGAGGCCGACGCACTTACCAAGGCGATTGACGGCGCGGTCAATCTGTCCGGCTCGGACAAGGATGACGACAAGCGCCGTAAGCTGGTCGATTTCTCCAATGGCAAGATCCGCGTTCTGATCACCAAGCCGTCAATCGCCGGGTTCGGCATGAACTGGCAGCATTGTGCCGACACTGGTTTCGTCGGTCTGAATGATAGCTTCGAACAGGTATTTCAAGCTGTGCGCCGGTTCTGGCGCTTTGGCCAGACAAAACCCGTCAGCGTTCATTTTATCGCGGCAGAGACGGAAGGTGCAGTGGTTGCCAATCTGCGGCGCAAGGAAGCCGATGCCGAGCGTATGGCGGCGGCAATGGTCATGCACATGGCCGATCTGTCCAGCGAGGCTGTTCGGGGCGCTGTGCGAGAGCGCCCCGACTACGCCCCATCAATTCCGATGACAATTCCAGAATGGCTGACAGGAGTAGCGGCATGAATATCAAAGCCGTCGATCAGGTCGTCAATGACCGATATGCAATTTATCAGGGCGATGCTTGCGAGCTCATTCGTGGCGTTCCTTCCGGAACCGTCCATTTTGGCATCCATAGCCCGCCGTTTGAGGGACTTTACCGGTTCAGCAACTTTGACAGGGATATTTCCAACAATGACGGTGACGGCTTCTGGCAGCATTATGCTTTCCTGATCCAGGAACTGCTGCGCGTGACTATGCCGGGCCGCATTCACGCTGTTCATTGCATGCAGCTTCCGACCAGCAAGATACGACACGGCCATATTGGCATGCGTGACTTCCGAGGCGAAGTCGTTCGGGCTTATGAGGACGCTGGCTGGATATTCCATAGCGAGGTTTGCATCTGGAAAGATCCTGTGGTCGCTCAGCAGCGTACCAAGTCGATCCGCCTTCTTCACAAGCAGATCACCAAAGACAGCACGATCAGCGGGCAGGGACTTGCCGACTATATGCTGATGTTTCGCAAGCCCGGTGACAATCCCGAGCCGGTTGACGGAATGTTCGATCGCTATGTTGGATACGGAAACGCGCCGACAACAGTTGAATCACGTCTCGCATCCGGCGAGGAACGCGCCAAGGCCGAGAAATGGTTCTCTATTGAAGTCTGGCAGCGTTATGCATCGCCGGTGTGGATGGATATCAACCAGTCCCGCACTTTGCAGTACCGTGCTGCACGTGACGAAAAAGACGAACAGCATATATCGCCGCTTCAGTTGGACGTTATCGAACGCTGCATCGAACTGTGGAGCAATCCAGGCGACGTTGTGCTGACGCCATTTCTCGGCATTGGCAGCGAAGTTTACGCTGCAGTAGCTGCGGGACGGAGGGGTATGGGTTTCGAGTTGAAGCCTTCTTACTTCTCGCAAGCAGTCCGCAATCTCAAGGCTCTTGATGTGGAAAAGACTGCGTCTCTGTTCGTGACGGAGGCGGCAGAATGACACTTCACAAGCTCACAATCGACATTTCGACCAAGGCTGGCTGGTGTCTTCTCCTTGATGATAGTGCCAAACCGAAGGATGAACAGCGTCCAGTCGGTCAACGGCTGTTCTATGGCACCTGGGATTTGACCCGAGATCGTGACGGAAACAAATGCACCCGCCGCGGTCAGTACTATCTCAATCTCTGGGACAGCATCAGTCAAATGCGCCGTCATCACGGGATCGAAGAAGAAGACATTGAGATCGTAATCGAAGCGGAAGCCTACTCAGCGGCCCGTACAGAAGCATCAGCACAGTTGGCCGGTGGATGGCTCGCAACGCTTGAAATCATGTGTGAGCGGCGCGCTCTGCTCTATCCTCGGACGGTTACGACGTCATCATGGCGCAAGGCGTTCATCGGCGTGAGCATGGCGCCCAAGGAAATCAAGGATACCGAGGAACAGCCAAACGCCCGCCGCACATGGATCAAGGAAAAGGTACTCGAAGAATGCGCCCGTCGCGGTCTCAAGCCCCAGAACGATAACGAGGCTGACGCGATTGGAATCATGTTCTGGCTCGTGTCGGGTGGAAAGATTCATCAGGAAGCCAAGCGGGCAGCCAAGAAAGCCAAGTCTCTCGAAAAGCGCCGTCAGCAGAAGATGAACTTCAAGGTGGCGGCATGAACGCGCTTCGCAAATACGAATCCGAACCTGTTGTTCAGCCGATCTGCAATGTCGACGGTGAAGGCGCGATCATCGGTTCTATCCTGGTCAACAACGACGCTTTCCAGCTAGTGGCGGGCATCCTTCAGCCGATGCACTTCTTCGACAAGGTGATGGGCGAGATATACGAAGTCATCTCGACGGTCATCAAGCAGGGGAAGGTTGCCCAGCCGATCACTATCAAGCCTTATCTACCGTGGGACAGGAATATCGACAGCGAAACCACTGTCGGTCGCATGGTGTCGCGCTGTGTCGCTCAATTCTCCATGCCGCCGATGATGCTGCCACAGATCGCCGAGCAACTTGTCGACTTATACAAGCGTCGTCAGATGGTCGTGATCGCTGAGGATATGATCAAGGCAGCATATGAAATGTCGTTTGATGCCAGTCCGGCTGAAATCGGCGAGCAGGCAATCGCAGACCTTAGCCAGACGTTGTCGGACGGCGACGACATCTATGGCGCTGTGTCTCTCGGCACCGCACTGGATGAAGCTCTGGAGGACACAAACCGGGCTTACAGTGGCAAGAAGGGAACGGGCATCAATTACCGCTTTCGTCCTGTTGAAGAGCTCATCGGCCCGATGTGTGGCGGACAGCTTATCATTCTGGGTGGAGCAACCAAGCAGGGCAAGTCCGCACTGGCCGGTCAGTTGGCAATGGGCGCTGCGGCTGAAGGATTTCCAGTCTGGTTCTATTCCGGCGAGATGTCAGCGAAAGAGCTGGCGATGCGTGAAAGCAGCCGTGAAACGAAGGTCACTGTGAACCGACAGAAGCGTGGCAAGGTGAACGAGACCGATTTCGAGCGCCTGATGAACTTCCGCAACGCAAACCGAGAGAAGCAAATCTACATCCAGCAGAAGCGTCTCACACTCGATCAGATTGAAGAGCGCATCCGGTACTTCGTGTCCAAGAAAGGCAAAGGACTGGCCGTAATCGACCATATGGGCCTGATCGACAAGAGCAAGGATGAAAAGAAGCTGGCCGATTGGGAATTTGGACAGATAGTAACAGCCAGGCTGAAGCAGATCGCCAGAGAGACGGACATTCCGATTATCGGCTGCGCACAGTTGAAGAAGAACACCTTCACTGACTATAGACCGACGATCAATGAGAAGTTCTTCCACCAGCTTCTATCCAAAAAGCCACGTTATTCTGACCTGATAGGCGCAATCGAACGAGACGCCGACCATGTGTTGATCCCGTTCCGTCCGGTGGTCTTCCTCAAGGAATACGAGCCGTCCAAGTTCTCCGATCTGTACGAGGTCTGGAAAGACCTGGTCGACCAGAACGAAGACAAGGCGAAGGTGTTTCTTGCTCTGTCTCGTGAAAGCCAATGGCCGCGTGATGTCGAATGCGGCTGGCATGGATCAACAACAACCTTTGTCGATCTGGGCGGGATGAATGAGCGCGAACTGATCAAACAGGCAGTCATCGATAATCCAATGGGTCTGAACCTATGAACGAAGCAACCGCATTTGCAGAAGGTACGCCCAAAGGCTTTATCGGCAAGTTCCGTCTGGTCTGGCGCACTCAACATTTCACCGTGGCCAATGAAGACGGTCAGCCAAGGTATTTCCCAACCGCCGAAAAGGCAGAATGCGAGGCGTGGAGAGCGAAACACAAGATCGAACAAAGTGTGATGGTCCGGGACGGTGAAAAGCTGTCTGTGGCTCGCTCCGAGGCGGAGAAGGTATTCGGCACCATCTTCAGGAAAGGCCGCAAGATCGAAGTCGAGCGGAAGGAGAGGGCGGCATGACCCGGATGTGGTTCTGTTACGAGTTGGAAAACATGTCGTGGTCGCCCGTCGTTTACCGAACCAATGGCGGTGCGCCTGAGCTGAAAGCCGTCATGCAGCGCAGCAAGATCGTTGAAGTGCCGGCGGATTGTGTTGGGTCAGACGGTGAGCCAATGTTCGGAGCCTTGAAGCAGCGGCTTCCGCTTGAGGTGTTGGATGGCTAGGAACCATTGCGACATCTACAAGGTGGCCCGTCAGTGCGGTGTGATCCTGCGGGCCAGTTGCGATCACTCACCGACAAGCCGGAAGCCCCGAGAGTGCTTCTGCAAGCCAACACTGCGGGAAATAGGAAGAGAGCACGGCGAGGATCATCTTCGCCTTGTTCTGCAATTGATGGTCGGAACGGTGCCTAACTCGCGGGAACTGTTCGCAGATATGATCAAGGCCGTGTCGTCGGTGCTGGTCAGAAACCCGGAACTGGTCAGGCGGAGGACGCTATTGGATGACTTCGACGCTATTGACCTCGGCAGCCTGCGCCGAAAGGCAAAAGCCATGAACTGCGGGTTGCCTACTTCCCATGTTTTGCGTGTGCTTATCACCGTCCGGTTTTACGAACCGATCCAAGGAGACCTTCTAGATTGGCTGGAGGCAGCATGAATTACCAAGCATGGACATATGAAGCGGTAAGAGATCGGGTCGTAGAAGCCGCACAGACGCTGCTTTCTTCTCCCGCCGATCTTGGACCAAGAGCTAAGCAGGGCGCATTCAGCGACCTTGTGGCCGCCGTGATCCAGACCGAATATGACAGAGCGCCATCATACCGGCGGATATTGTCTGCGGGCGCATTAAGCCGGATGGAAGAAACGTGGAAGTGGATAAATGACTATCTGGATGAGGAAGATCGCAAGCTGGTTTACGATTATGGCTTCATAAAAAGCCGGAAAGGTCTCTATCTCGACCGTTATCTTGAGAAAAACGACATGGTGCGCCGAACTTTCGAACGTCGAATTAAGCGGTGTTGTCAATTAATTGCAGACAATCTTAACCGATTGTACTCAGTTCGGTTTACAGAGAGGCTAGACGACGTGTCGCAAATCGAGGTAGATATCGTGACAACAAAGGTATCGTCCGAGAAATGCGCCAATCACTGGAGAGCACCGGACGCCAAGCCCAAGAACATCCCTTCTCTTCATGAGAAAATGAAACCCGCTGCATAGCGGATCGGCACCAATATGCGGGTGCAAGTAGCAGGCGACCGAATGTCCAACCGGTTGCCGGGAGGTGCAAATCCTCCCACAGCGCCAAATCAAAACGGGATGGCCTCATCCTGCGGCATTGACCGGAGTTTCAAGAAGTCGTCACGGTCAAAGATATTGTAGCCTTCGATCCATACCTTAAGGTCAAACGTGGCATGTCGGACAAACTCTTGAGCGGTTTCGAGTTCGGTGAACTCGTATGGCCGTGAAGTTCCGCCTTCTAAGAGTTCCAATACCTTGATCTGATACATTGCTGCCTCCTGTTCCCATCAGGATAATGCAATTATCTAAATGCAGGATCAATAGTCATCCCTCATGCAGTACCGCCCCACTTATCCGGGTAGCGCGAGACACGAGGGCAACGAAATGCGATGCTGATGCCTCAGAGTGCCTGTCCCTGTATCGAACGATGTGATAAAAAACGCACTGTGAAGGGATTACGATGGGACAGAATAATCGCATTAAGCAAATCGACCCGCAGCTTCTCGCTGCTATAGACGCAGGATTTGTACTATCGAAGTGTGATGCCGAAGCGCACAATGCACTTGACAGCTTTCATGCTCGTGCAAAAAGTATTGGCGTCCCCGATGATAAGGCTGCGGAGTTTCTAAAGACAGAAGTGAATGAAGAGCGCGAGAAATCAAGCTTTACAGTTCTCGATGCAATAAAGTCAGCGACACGAAAGATTGCTGAACATACGGTGTGACCAGTTATACCGAGTTATAGCGGAAAACAGCTAGAACCATTCAGCCGTCGCCTTCGGGTGGCGGCTTTTTCGTTTCTGAGGAGCGGCTATCCTTTGCTCATCCCACCGGGCGATGAGGCCATGGCTTTCACTCGCGGGTGTAGAACTCAACACTGGTCGCTCCGGGGTGAGAACCCTGCATATCAACGGTGTTAAGTGGGCAAGCCCGGTTAAACGCTAATCAGGAGAATGGGATGCTTAAGGTCATGGCAGTTCTGTTCGTTGTGTACGCGTATCGGCATCGCGTGAAGTTCGTTCCCGGATCGAACGGAAAGTTCAAGTGCGTACCGAATGGATCATTCCTTTTCCTTTGAGAAGTAGGTGAGCAATATGACGCTTAACGAGTTCAAAGCATGGCTTGAAGGCTACAGCGAAGCATTCACGAGTGGCGCGCCTACGGCTGCACAGTGGGAGAAAATCCGTGAGAAGCTTGGTGAGGTGAAGATTGTAAAAGCGGAGGATACAATTGCTCCTCTACTACCCCGCCCAAATAGATGGCCAGAGCAACGCTATCAGCTTCTTGATGTGCGCGGCAAGGAGCATCCATCCTTTGCGGATCCTATCGTAAGCCCGTTGTTAAAGCCGCAGATCACTTGCACCGGAAAGGCGCTGTCATGAACCGCCGCCGCTTCCTCTCCTTCATCGGCCTTGCGCCTGTAGCTGCTGCACTTCCTGCAATGGCGCTGCCAAGGGCAGAGAAGCCGACTGAGATTGCCAAGGGTACGTTTCGGGTGACAGCTGAAACGTTGAGCGCTCATTCCAGCAATATCGGCACTTCAACGGCTGGTTTAGTTCTTCGCAGCTCAGACGGACGTGTTTTTATCGATACGCGCAATCATACAATCAGGTTCTCTGGCTGATTTGAGGCGCTACCCGTGCTTTCTCTTCGATCATGCGCGCGCGAGCTTCTTCTTCAGTTCTGCACCTTCGCACTTGGCGACGGAGACCGTCGGCATTGAGTGTAATGACGAGCCAGTACTGCCCTTCCTGTTCCATGCTAACCGTGATGTGGGGTTTTCCGCTCATTAATCGATCCTCCCTGTACCCATTAGGAATTGAACCGTGAGTCTCACGCCGAAACAAGAGGCCTTTGCCCGGGCCTATGTGGAAACCGGGAATGCTTCGGAAGCGTACCGGCGAGCATACAACGTGGGTGAGAAGACGAAGCCGGAAAGTGTTTGGCAGAAGGCGAGTGCGATCCTCGCAGAGGTCAAGGTTCAGTCAAGGGTGCAGGAACTGCAGGGCAAAGCCGCTCAGAAGGTGTCTGTAACGGTCGAGAGCTTGGCTACAGAGCTTGAAGAGGCTCGTCAGATAGCAATTACCGAGAAACAATCTAGTGCCGCTGTATCGGCCACTATGGGCAAAGCCAAGCTGTTCGGTCTGGGTACTGAAAACCGCAAGATAAGCGGAACTCTTCAGGTCATCACGATATCTGCAAAACAACTGGAAGCGCTGACAGACGATGAACTTGCAGCTCTCGAAAGCGCCTACCCGGTTCTGCAGAAGCTCGGGCTTGTCTCTACAGGCAATCCGGGCGGAGAGACAGGCGAGGGAAGCGAACAAGAGGATTGAAGAAGAGGCGGAAAGTGCCGGTGTTTCACTGTCCTCATTCATCCGTGGCGGCTGGCATGTGCTGGAACCGGGTAGAGCATATCTGCACGGCTGGCATATCGATGCGATATCGGACCATCTCGAAGCGGTCACCAATGACCAGCTAACCCGGCTGATCATTAACGTTCCGCCTGGTACGATGAAGTCGCTTACCGTCGGAGTATTTTGGCCCGCATGGGAATGGGGCCCGGTCGGTAAGCCGTTTATCCGATCTATCGCCACGTCGTATAAGGAAAGTCTGGCCAAGCGCGACAACATCAAGGCGCGTCGTCTGGTTCAGTCTGACTGGTATCGCCAAAGATGGGGCAGCCAGTTCCAGATGATGCCCGATCAGAACTCGACATTGAAGTTCGAGAACGACAAATCAGGGTTCAGAGCCGCAATGTCATTCGAATCCCTCACCGGTGAGCGCGGCGACCGTGTGATTATTGATGATCCGTTGTCGGTTGGTAAGGCAAAGTCTGATGCCGACCGTTTGACCGCGCAGGAAACGTTTCTGGAAGCCGTTCCGAACCGTCTGAGTGATCCGATAAAGTCGGCCATCATCCTTGTGATGCAGCGACTTCATGAGGGAGACACAACCGGCGTGGCGCTGGCGAAGAACCTCGGTTACGAGCACCTAATGCTCCCGATGGAGTTCGAGCCAGAACGCCGATGCTACACGATAGTGAAGCCAACAGGGTTTGAAAGTTCACCGGTCAAGGCTCGATATGACGCTGGAAAGCAAATCTGGTATCGGGAAGGGCAGGAAGTGCCGGAAGCCCGGCGCGAGTATGTCGAGAAGTCCGAGGTCAAGACTGTCTATACCCACGATAGACGTGAGAAAGACGGTGAACTGCTCTTTCCAGAGCGATTCCCGCGTGAAGTGGTCGAACGTGACAAGGTATCTCTCGGGTCAACTGGACATGCTGGACAGAACCAGCAGAGACCGGCACCACGTGAAGGTGGGATGTTCAAACGGTCATACTTCTCGATCGTTGGAGCGATACCGGCTGGAACTGTGTTTGTACGCGGCTGGGACTTGGCAGCAACAGAAGAAGGCGACGGCGCGAGAACTGCCGGTGTGAAGATCGGCAGGATGCCGGATGGAAAGTTCATCATCGCCCATTGTGTGGCAGAGCGGGCCAGTCCCGCAGGCGTCCGCACTCTGATCAAGAATACGGCTGAACAGGACGGCAAGGATTGCTCCATATCCATGCCGAAGGATCCGGGTCAGGCCGGTAAGGACCAGGCACAACAGCTTGTTGCGATGCTGGCTGGCTACAAGGCCAAGGCAACACCGGAAAGCGGCGACAAGGTCACCCGTGCCGAGCCCCTATCGGCTCAGTGTGAGGCTGGAAACGTCGTTCTGCTGAAAGGTGCTTGGAACGAACCATTCCTCGATGAGGTCGAGGTGTTTCCGAACGGCAAACTGAAAGACATCGTGGACGCATCGTCCCGCGCATTTAACGAACTGGCGACAAACCAGACCCGAACCGCACTCTTCGGTACATCAGGACGGATAAATGGCTGATACAGATTATCTCGCTACATCAGCCGATTATAAGGCGATGCTTGGTTATTGGACGAAGGTTGCGGCAATCCGTGGCGGTGTGGATGCCATGCGGAAGGCAGGTGCGGCTTATCTCCCGCAATTCCCGAACGAGAATGATCCGAACTATTCCTATCGTCTGGCGAACTCGAAGTTTACCGACATCTATTCGGATATTGTTGAGAACCTGGCATCCAAACCATTCTCGAAGGAAGTCACACTCGCCAACGATACCGTGCCGGAAGCAATCAAGGTTGTGACCGAGGATATCGACGGCGGCGGCAATCATCTGCATGTCTTTGCCGACAATGTGTTCTTCAACGGCATTCACAATGCCATTGACTGGATTCTGGTCGACTATCCGACGGTTCCGCAGGGCGCCACGCTTGCCGATGAGAAGCGGATGGGCGCACGTCCTTATTGGGTGAATATCCCCGCTACGGATATGCTCTGGGTCGAAAGCAAGGTCATCAACGGCAAGGAACAGTTCACCTATGCCAAGATTTACGAGCCTGTCACTCAGCGAGACAGTGCCGGCAAGGAGCAGTGCATCGATCGTGTTCGCATCCTCACCAGGGATGAACTTGAAGGTGGCCAGTATGGGCCTGCCCGATATGAAATCTGGGAGAAGGCTACAACGACTAATGCTGGATGGACGCTTATTGCTGAAGGTCCGATCTCGATTGGCGTGATTGCGCTTGTTCCGTTCTTCACCGGCAGGCGTGAGGGATCGACATGGCGCATTCGCCCGCCGATGCGAAACGTCGCTGAATTGCAGGTCGAGCATTATCAGCAGGAAACCAATCTCAAGTCTGCGAAGGAACTGACCGCGTTTCCGATGCTTGCAGGCAATGGTGTGGAACCGCCGAAGGATGAAAACGGAGAGCCGGTTATGGCGCCGATTGGCCCATCAGTCGTTCTCTATGCACCTCCATCGCCGGATGGCACAAAGAGCGGGCAGTGGCAATTCATTGAGCCTTCGGCCACTTCGCTGAAGTTTCTCTCGGAAGAGGTGGATAAGACCGAGACACAGATGCGCGAGCTTGGTCGCCAGCCGCTCACAGCGGGCACGAGCGGTATCACGCAGGTTGCAGCCGCCTTTGCTTCCCAGAAGTCAGCCAGCGCCGTACAGGCATGGGCATTCATGCTCAAGGATTGCCTGGAACGGGCGTATGTCTTCACTTCGATGTGGCTGAATGTAAAGCTTGAGCCGACTGTCTATGTGAATACTGATTTCGCCATAGAGCTCGGCGAGGACAAGGCGCCTGATACGCTTCTGACCATGAATGAGCGCGGAAAGCTCAGCACTCAGACGCTCTGGCAGGAAATGAAGCGCAGAAGCATCCTTTCGCCCGAGTTTGACGCGGACGAAGAGGAAAGACGGATTATGGACGAACTCCCTGGCGACGATACCGAGGATGATCTGACCGCTGCCATTACGCCACCGGTGAAAGAACCGGCGGAATAGTTCAATCGACAATCTGACTTCACACGGCTCGGCAGGGTGATCCTTCCGGGCCTTTTTCAATGCGCGGGAAGCGCACAACTATCCGGGATGGATAACAATGGCTCTTAAAGCAATTCTGGCATCGCTTGACGGTATCGATGAGGCTATCGCGGCTCTGTACGTCGAGAAGGATGGCAAGTTTATTCTTGATGTCGAAGGAGTCGACGGCTTCGCACTGGAAGACGTGAACGGTCTCAAAACGGCGCTTGGTAAAGAGCGCACCACACGCGAAAGACTAGAGCGCGATGTGGTCAAGTTCAAGGATCTTGACCCGGACAAGGCACGCGAAGCGCTGGCGAAGCTGGAAGAACTGACCAGCATCGACCCGGCCAAGGAAGCAGACAAGATCGCGAATACCAAATTCGAGGCTGCCAAGGCTCAGTTGTTGGAGAAGCACACCGGCGAGCTTACCAGCCGTGATGAGCGTATCGGCCATCTGACCAAAACCGTTGAGGGTCTGCTCATTGATGCAGCCGCAACGTCTGCACTGGCCGAAGCCAAGGGGTCGGTTGAACTGCTCCTTCCTCACGTCCGGGCTCATACCCGCGTCAAGGAAGTCGACGGCAAGTTTACGGTCGAAGTGATCGACAAGGACGGCAACGCAAAGATCGCGGATTCCAAGGGTACGCCGATGGATATCTCCGGTCTGGTTGCTGAAATGAAGGAATCGGACGCGTTCGGACGTGCCTTTGAAGGTTCCGGCCAGTCGGGCAGCGGTAAGCAGCCTGGGGCTGGCGGCGGTGGTAACGCTCCGCAACGCGGTAATTTCGGCGGATCGAAGGAAGAGCGCGCAGCCGCTATCGCTTCGAAGTTCCCCGAACTGAGGGGCTAAGCTCCTCTTATCTCTCTGCTGCTGTCTCGGGATGAGAAGCGGCATGCATCAGGCGGGAAGCCTACCAACCCATCAAATCCCGAGACAAGCACAGGAGAAAACCCATGTCTCTCAATCAAATGGTCGTCTTCAACAAGTACTTTATGCCGGCGACCATCGAAACGCTGGCCCAGATGGTCAACAAGTTCAATGCTGCTTCTGGCGGTACGATCCGACTGACCACGGAAGGCTTCGAAGGCGACTTCCTTCAGGAATCGTTCTACGCCGCGATCCACTCGGCTCGTCGTCGTGTAGACCGCTATGCGACTAATGCCGATCAGGCCGCTACCGATCTGACCCAGCAGAAGCACACTTCGGTCAAGGTTGCCGGTGGCTTCGGCCCGGTTCGCTATGAGCCTTCCCAGATGACCTGGCTTGAAAAGCCGACTGCCGAAGGCATCGAAGTGGCTTCGCGCAACTTCGCCGAGGCTCTACTTCAGGACCAGCTCAACACGGCAATTGCTGCTCTTGTTGCTGCAATCAGCAATCAGGGCGCAGATACGACCGTCGACGTGTCCGCAACTGGTCCGGTGACCTATGCGGCAGTCAACAACAGTCATGCTCTGTTCGGCGATCATTCCGGCCTGCTCGTTGCGCAGGTTATGGACGGTGCGACCTATCACGGGTTCATCGGCCAGAACATCGCCAACGCTCAGCAGCTGTTCCAGGCTGGCAACGTCCGTGTGATCGACATCCTCGGCAAGATCTCGGTCATCACCGACGCTCCGGCACTGTTCACCGCGGCAGTTGGTGCGGATCCGGCATTGCGTCGGGTTCTGTCCCTCGTTGCTGGCGCCGCCACGGTCACGGATAGCCGGGATATCATCTCGAATATCCAGACTACGAACGGCAAGCAGCGCATCGAAACGACCCTGCAGATCGATTACACCTTCGGTCTGGGTCTAAAGGGCTACACCTGGGATGAGACCAACGGCGGCAAGTCTCCGACTGACGCTGAACTCGCCACCGGTAGCAACTGGGACAAGGTCGTTACGTCGATCAAGCACACGGCGGGCACTCTCGCAGTGGGTGCAGCTGCCTAATCGCCATAGAGGGAGGGTTTCGGCTCTCCCTTTTCCTTTTTGATCGTGCGTCGAAGGAGCGCTGAGCATGGCGAAGATCATCTATTTCACCGCGTCTATCGTTCCCACGGCACAGGAGCGGGCCGATATCGATGCGATTAACGCGTCAATTCATACTCTGAACGTCTCGAATGGCTCGGTAGACAGCGGGCTTGGAATGGCCGAGGAATGTGATTTCGTCGCCGGAACCGTGCCGCCAGAATACGCTGGAAAGCCAACGTTCGACCCATCTGCAGGCGATCTGGATGACAATCAGGTTATTGTCACCGATGGCGACGCTGTGACTGTGGATGGCGCTGCGGTCACTCTGGCTGTTTCAGGCAATGCAATCACTGGCGCGACCCTTCCGGCCACGAATGCTGTGATCGCGAATGCGGGCACTATTCCGGTGCAGAACAGTGCAGGCGCTGCGATCGGTACTGGTACGCTTACGGTTGCGAACAACAACCCGACTAATATCCGCCTTCCGGCGACCATAGCTGGCGTGTCCAGTGGCTCACAGAACATCACAGACGCAGCAGGGAAAGCATCAACGGCCACTCGCACCGTGTCAGCTGGAGCGATCACCACAACCATTCTCGCCGCAGCAGATTGCATTGTGAAGAACGGCAATACCTTCACTGCGGCAGATGGCGGAACAATCACTGTCGCCGTAGCCGCTGGCGTCCCGACATTCACCTACACAGCTCCATAAGGTGCGATCATGACCAAAGAACTGAAGATTGCCTATGTCGTTCACCCGGTATCGGCCAAGATGAAGCAGTCTCTTCGCGAGAACGGGATGAAGATTGTTGATGCTCGGTTTGCCCCAGAGGACGCCAAGATCATCAACCCGCATAAGAAACGTGAGAAGGCTCCAGCTCAGCAGTCGCAGGCTACCGTTAACGGTATTGGCACTGACAGCGGCAACCAGTTCAGCGAAGAGCAACTTCGGGCGGCAATTGAAACCGCAACCGGCAAAGCCCCTCATCCTTCAGCCAAGCTTGAAACGTTGATCGACAAGTTCAATGAACTGAATGCTCAGGCTGCTTCGGAATGAGTGACACCGACCGCGTGATTTGGTGTGATCGCGGTTGGCAGCCAGTTCATTTCGGCTTCTGTCCCTCGAAGAAGGCATGGAAGCGGGAAATGAAACGGTTGAACTGCAAAGAACCGTATCCGGATACTGATGGACGCTGCACCACTTTCACCAATGAGGGGAAAGTCGTCTGTATCGTCACGCTGCGCGACGGGAGCGAGAATGAACGGTCGATCTCTGAGATTACGGGCCTTCTCGTTCATGAAGCTACTCACGTCTGGCAGACAATCCGCGATGACATTGGCGAAAAAGACCCATCGCCAGAATTCGAAGCTTATTCGATGCAGGCAATCTTTCAGGGGTTGTTCACAGCATTTCAGGAAACGCGAGGTCTAGACTGATGGCACTCATCACAACACCCGGCGATCCTGACGCTGACAGCTATGTCGATCTGGATGACTTCAAGGCCTACTGCAGCAAAGTTGGTTATGATCTTGAAGGAAAAACAGATACCGATCTCGAACAGGCTCTGCGCCGTGGTACGACATGGCTAGACGGAACTTACGGGCAGCGATTTATTGGTGAGCCTGCGACGGCAGAGCAGGCGCTTGAATGGCCTCGAAAGAACGCCGTGTGGCGCGGTGCACTGCTTCCGAGTGACGTTGTGCCGCAAAGGGTCAAGAACGCCTTGTGTGAGGCTGCTTGGCGTGAATTGACGGCACCAGGAAGCCTTTCGCCTGATTATGTGCCAGCAGAAGCGATCAAGCAGGAACAAGTCGGTGATCTGTCTGTCACTTACCAAGACACGAACGGCATGATTGATGACGTCCTGCCGGTAATCAGCGTAGTCGACGGCATCCTCGCCGGGTTTATCCGCGGCAAGGGTGCCGGTGTGTTCGGATCGGCTGCGAGAGCCTAAAGCATATCGTTATAGGGCTGCTTCGTTTCGCCAACCAAACGAGCAAGTTCGGTGAAGTTCCACGGACGTTCTGCTCCAGTCGTATTGGCGATTTGAAGAACCCTGATTGGAAAGCAGATTGCATCGCGATTGGACGGGTTTAAGTCCTCAACAAAGCGATCATCTCCACGAGCGGTTGCTTCGGCCCGTCTGAGGGCTTCGTCAATCTCGACCTGAGACAGAATGCCTTTCTCGACCAGTGAATGATTGATCGCGGCGAAAGCGAGGCACAGGCCTTCGATCTGCAAGTTTGCGACGTTCATGTTGTCCTCCATCGGTTCCCGATGTTTTTCAACGCATTTGATCGGTGATTTGATCCATTGGAGAGTGCCTAATGGCCAAGTTTAACTACGCCCGCTCGGTTCAGACGGCGAATAAGCTGATCGACAAGTTCGGACAGACTGGCGCTATCCGGCGTACCGAGACATCTGGCGATCCGTGGAACCCAGGCACGAGCGATACCGACTATCCGTGTACTCTGGTTGCGCTGGATTATGACCAGAAGGACGTTGACGGAACACTGATCAAGTCGACGGACAAGAAGGTTTATGTAGCCACCAAGGGCCTGCCGATCCAGCCGACGACAACCGACAAGGTCATCATCGGCGGTGTTGTCAGTTCAATTGTTCAGGCGAAACCTCTGAACCCGGCAGGGACTGTGGTGTACTGGGAGCTACAGGCTCGGACGTAGCAGCGCCGCATCGATTGGCGATAATAGTTTTCATTCCTTTCGACAGGAATGTGAGTTGCATTGCCTCGCCAACGAAAGTGATCGTTGCGTTTTCACTGGCGGGAACGCCGTCACGAGTGCAGACAAGCGCCAGTGTGTATGTACCCTTGATATTGTGAATGCTCATCACGTCACAATCGAGTTCGGGATATCTCAATTGCGTAGCTGAGATGGTGAACGTTTTGCCGTTGTTCACACACCATTTCCCCGTGATCGGAGTAGGGTCAGTCGGCATTTGTTGAGCTGTCTCTGACATGGACGCGACATTTGACTTTCCGCCACAGGCCGAAAGCAAAGACAAAGATAGACCAAACACGGCAATGCTTAATCCACGAAGCATTTAAGCCTCTCCAATTTTACGCAGCTTCACAACTTGGATAGACGGAAAGCCCATCATGCTCAAGCGTCTCACGCCTCGCGAACGGTTTGAAGCTCTTATCGCCACATACGAACCAATCCTGCGCGCCGCTTTCATGGCTGCCGTGGATGATATCCGTTCGAATATCGTCATTCGTCGGATCGTTGAACGGCTCGAAAAGGGCGATATAGCGGGCGCGATTGATGCAATGTTTATCGACCGTGCTGCCTACAGCCCGTTGGAAGAAGCCATTAGGCAGGCTTTCAATGGCGGAGGAGTGGCAGCCATCTCGGCAATGCCAACTTTGCGCGATCCAGACGGGCATCAAATTGTCATTCGGTGGGATGCTCGAAATATTGCAGCGGAGAACTGGCTTCGGGATTATTCGGCAACACGGGTTGCCGACATCGAAGCAGACCAGATCGCTGGTATCCGCGCCACGCTGATTGATAGTCTCGCTCGTGGCGACAATCCAACAAAGGCGGCAAAGTCTATCGTCGGTTCGGTAAATCGCGCCACGGGTAAGCGTGAAGGCGGGATACTCGGGCTTACATCACAGCAGGCCCAGTTCGTGCAGAAAGCGCGTGAAGAGCTGCTTTCAGGCGATAAGGGCATGTTGCGTAACTATTTGGATCGAGGACGGCGGGATAGGCGCTTTGACAAGACCGTTTTAAAGGCTCTGAAAGATCAGAAGCCGCTTGGGTCGGACGCGGTTGAAAAGATCGTCGGTCGTTACAGCGACGGATTGCTCAAACTTCGCGGCGATACCATCGCGCTGAATGAAACGTTCAACGCTATGGCCACAGCCAAGGACTTTGCTTTCAATCAGCAGATCGAGAGCGGGAACCTCTCGGCGGACATCGTCACCAAGACTTGGCGACACACTCCGCAGGAACACCCGCGAGCCCAGCACGTTGCGATGAGAGGCCAGAAGGTCAGATACGACCAGCCATTCGTTGCGCCTGACGGGACCTTGATCATGTATCCGCATGCTCCTGGCATCCCCGCTCGACACAAGATCGGCTGCAAGTGCATCGCTGAATACAAGATCGATTTCGTCGCTCAACTGGTGGAATAATGGCCAAGTCATTCGCCGCAACAGTCGGACAGTGGGCCGTCAAGGTCGACGGTGCGCTCGAAGTCGTGTTCAAAGAGAGTGCGCAAGAGCTTGTCAGCCAGATGGATAAGCTTCTGTCTGATATGGTCTATGACCAGCCATCCTCGGAAAACTACCGGCGAACAGGCTTTCTCCGTGCATCACTTATGGCATCGCGGGAAGCCATGCCGAGGCTGTATCGTGGCAATCCGGGCGGATCGGTTCCACCGGACCTTCAGTCGGTCATTCTGGTGATCAACAGTGCCGATATCGGAGATACGATTTATCTCGGCTACACAGCGAATTATGCCGCCTATGTGCATTACGGTGCCAAAGGTGCGGCTCCCCGTCCATGGGTAACTCTCATCGCTCAACGGTGGGAAGAGATCGTTGCCGCCAAGGCAAAAGAAGTGAAGCAAAGGCTCAAGCTCTGACATGACGATCGAGAAGAGTATAGAAAACGCTCTATTCGAGCGCGTGGCGTCGTTGGTGCTTAATCCTGCGCTTCCGGTCGCTTGGCCAAATATCGCGTTCCAGCGGCCCGCTACGGGATATCTGCGCGTGACGCATGTACCGAACACATCACGGCGCCGGTTCGTCGGGTCTACAGCACCGCATCAACGGCGCGGAGTTCTTCAGATTGATGTGTTCCTGCCTCTAAACGGTGGGGCAACGAAGTCGACGGAGAATGCAGGCAAGGTTGCTGAACATTTCCCGACTGACCTTAAACTGCCGAAAGACGGGTTGTCCGTTCGCATCACTAAGGCGCCTGACATCGTGCAGGGGTTCAGCGATGAGACGCACTGGCAAGTGCCCTTGACGATTTCATACGACTGTTTCGCATAACATTCATCCGGCCTGAGCCGTTAACAGCCCCGGATCGGGGCTTTTTTCATATGGAGAAGACCCATGATTACAACTGCTTCGGGCTCTACGATTGCAATAGGGCCTGCAACTCCTGTCACCGGTGCAAATGAAGCTGCGATCATCGCAGCGTACAAGGCACTTACGTTCGTTCCGGTCGGAGAAGTCCAGAATCTCGGCGAATTCGGCGATGAAGCCAATGATGTGACCTTCACATCATTGTCGGATGCCCGAGTGCGTCATCTCAAGGGTGCCCGTGATGCTGGCGTTCTCGCTCTGGTTTGTGGTCGTGATCCGCTCGATGCAGGTCAGATCGCGCTGCGGGCGGCTGAAAAGACCAATCTCGCCTATGCTATCCGGGTTGTTGCGAACGATGCGCCAGACGAAACCGGAACCCCCACCGAGTTCTACTTTCATGCGCTCGTACAGTCGGCCAAAGAAAGCTACGGGGAAGCTGATGACGTTGTGACCACGGCTTTCAATCTGGGCATCACGACCGCTGTATTTGAAGAAGAAGCCACTGCCGGAACGCCGTAAATTCCAACAGCTTATCAACCGTTTCTCCACAGACGTATCAACAGGAAATTCACAGATGGATCTGTCAGTATTTGACGGCGCGGCGAAAGCATTTGACGAAGGTTTCGAGGTGGACATCGTGCACCCGACCACAGGCAAGAAGCTGGGCATGAAGGTTCGTGTTGCGTCGTATCAGTCGCAGCGCGTTCGTGATGTCCAGCGTCGCCTGGCGAATGCCAATATTCGCGACCAGAAGCGCAACCCGAAGAAAACCCAGACGGTCGAGGAAGTCGAAGAACGCGCAATCGACGTGATGGTAGCTGCGGTGCTCTCGTGGGAAGGTTTCGAACGCGGTGGCAAGCCGATTGAATGCACGAAGGAGAACGTTCGTTCCGTGCTGTCGAATCCTGATCTCTGGTTCATTGCCGAGCAGATTGATTCTGCAGCGGATAACCAGTTGGCTTTCATCAAGGCCTTGCCAGCGACCTGATATCGTTCGGTGAGGCCGTATTCGCCATTCGGCGGCCATCTGTGCTTCCTGACTTCCCCGAAGAGCTCAGGCACGTCTGGGAATGGTTTCTCGACCTTAATTCCCGACGATCGGTCGGCATGGCTGCTAACCCTATCTCCTACGTCGATATTGACGCGTATTGTCGCCTGTATGGCATCGCCATGTTGACGTGGGAGATAGAGATGATCTGCTCACTGGATAACGCGATTCTCGCTGTCACACGATCCGGCCAGAAAACCAAATCCAGCGACCAGTTGAAGAACGAAACGCCGGCCAGTGACGGACACGGCGTCGCATCTCTCCTACGCGGGTTCAGATCGAAAAAGCAGAAGAGATGACAACGGAGATAGCGATTACTTGAACGGGTCTATCGGTGAGTTCGCTGGAAGGTCTGTTCTCATCTTGATCGAAAACTTGCCAGCCTCGGCGTCCCGGTAGGGCGAGCATCGTTCTATGGCAAGTGACGCTGATCTGACAACTTTCTCACCGTGCTTATCCTTCGGGGAATAATCGGTGACAGAGATATCTCTGACCGCACCTCGCTGATCGAATACCACGTCGAACGACATTTGAACGGGTTTGTCTTCTGCTTCGGCAGGGATGTTCCAGCATTTGTATGCGGCATTCGTCACGCTCTCGGCATCAAACGCCAGAGCGGGCGATGCAGCGATCAATAGAGCGGCAATAATCTTAAATTTCATGTCGAACCCCCAAGGTGAAATATGCCTGATATAGCAACTCTGGGCCTTGAGGTGAACAGCGGGCCAGTCGAGAAGGGCACCCGTGCACTCGACAAGATTTCAGGTGCGGCAAAACGGGCAGAGGCGGCTGTAGAAGGATTTTCTTCCACGAGCAGCGGTGCCGCGTCTGCGGCGTCACGTCTTTCAGCCGGTATGAACGGCGCCGAAGCAGGATTGGAGCGCGTTGCGGGTGCTGCGAAACAGGCCCAGCAGTCGCTTCGGCTGGCCAGCGTTGCCGCTAACGACAACATCCGAGCTGCTAGCAAATTCAATACGGCAAATATCGCTGCACAGTTTCAGGACATCGCAGTGTCAGCCCAGATGGGCATGGGCGCCTTCCAGATTGGCCTACAGCAGGGTACGCAGCTTGCAGCGGTCATCAGCATGATGGAAAACCCGTTACGCGGCCTCGGAGCGGCATTCATGTCCGTCATCTCGCCAGTCAGTCTCTTGACTATTGGCCTTGTGTCGCTGTCTGCGGCGGGCCTGCAAATGGTTGATTGGCCGAAACGAGCTTCTCAGGCACTTATCTTCCTTGCCGACAATCTCAAGGCTATTGCTCCTTACGCTGCAACGGCTGCTGCCGCACTCGCGCTGATCTATGCGCCGTCCGTTATCGCCGGGATGGTTTCGCTCATTGCGTGGATGGGCCGTGTATCGGTCGCTGCGCTCGGGATGGGTGCATCGTTCGCGCTCGCCAATCCCGCAACCGCTCTTGTGGCTGGGTTTGCGGCAGCAGTTATAGCCGCGAACGTCTTCCGCGATGAACTGACCAAGATCATCGGCTTTGATATCGTTGCGTCGACAAAGGAAGGCGTGAACGCGATCATTGGCATATTCGTCGGTTCATACGACGCGATCGTTGCCGGTTGGTCGAAATTGCCTGACGCCTTCGGGGATTTGGCATATCAGTCCGCTAATTCATTCCTCGCGGGAATCCAGTTCATGGTTCGTGAGGCGGTCACGCTAGTAAATGGCATGATTGCCAGCATGAATGGCTCAATCCGCGATGGATTTGAAGCCATGGGCCTCAATCGGGGTGATGCTCCGCAGCTATCGGACCTTGGACAGCCGCGAGATTACAAGTTTCAGCGGCTGGATAATCCTTATTCCGGTTCGGCGAAGTCGTTTGACGACAGCGTCCTAAAATCCATTCAGGACGCGCAAAAAACTGACTACGTCGGCAACATGTATTCAGCCATCGAAAACGGCGCGTCTGCGGCAGCGGACAAACTGAGAGAGCTTGCCAAGGGTCTTACCGATGTCGATGAAAAGACAAAGAAGGGCAAGAAGGGGCGCCATGGCAAGACCGACGCCGAATACTACCAGGACATCATTGACGGTGCTGATCGGCGGATAGCGTCGCTTCTGGTTGAGCAACAGGCTCTCGGGATGACCGAAGAAGCGGCAAATGCGCTTCGGTATGAACAGGACCTGCTTAACCAAGCCCAACAGCGCGGCATTGAACTCACGCCCCAGCAGGCCAATTACTTCAAATTGCTGGCTTCCACTATGGCCGGTCTGGAATCGTCAATCCAGAAGGCTCAGGACGCTCTGGACTTTGCGAAGGACATTTCGCGAGGCTTCATTGATGACTTTGTTTCTGGCCTGCGCTCTGGCGAGGATGCTTGGAAGTCGTTCGCAAAGGCTGCGTTGAACGCGCTTAATAAGATCGCCGACAAAATCCTTGATATGGCTATGGATTCTCTGTTCAGCGGCGGCGGTATCGGGAGCCTGTTTTCCGGCATATTCGGTGGCGGGTCTGGTTTCGGGGCCAGTTATTTCCCGCCAGCTCCTTCAATGGGCGGGTTTATGTTCTCGTCTGGCGGCTATACCGGCGCCGGTGGCAAGTATGATCCAGCCGGCATCGTGCACCGCGGCGAACTTGTCTGGAGCCAGGATGATATTCGCAACGCAGGTGGCTTGAGGGCTGCCGAGGCAATGCGTCAAGGAAATCTTCCAGATCGCAATACGGTTCAACGCATCAGAACATCGGCAAACGCCAACACATCACCTCAGCGGATGACCATGAACATGACGTTGAAGGTGGAAGGGACTGGCGACAAAGAACTGATGGCGCAAATGCGGCAAGGTACGGAAGAAATGATGAAGCAGGGCTTCGATCAGTTCAGCCGGGAGGTTTTGCCTGGTCGTGTGAATGAAATCAGTCAGGATCCGAGAGCGGTGGGAGCGTAAGGCATGGCACTAACGTTTCCACTCTCTCTGGCTGCTTTTGCTGACAAACTTCAGATCGAGACTGTTAAATGGCGTCTCGCCTTTCAGCAGGAAACTACTGGTCTCGGTTCAGGCGAAGTCATTACAGCCGATCTTGCTCCGCCTCGATGGGAAGGTGATGTTACCCTCGGCCCGATGTACCACGATGATGCAGCGGCTATTCAGGCGCTTATCGAGAGCTTGGGAGGGGCGTTAAGCTCCTTCTACCTTTATGCACCGCAGAAGGCTTATCCCGTCAAAGACCCGACAGGGTCGATAATGGGCAGTTCGGCACCGGTGATTGCTTCCGTCGGTGCGAACAACAAATCTCTGTCTGTCAGTGGGTTGCCTGCCGCATATCAACTTTCGGTGGGTGATCTGTTTGCATTCTCCTACGGTGAAAATCCGGTTCGGCGCAACATGCATCGATTGGTCGAGGGCGTGACTGCCACTGGCGGCGGTACAACGTCGGTATTTGAAGTGGCCCCGCCATTTCGGCCCGGCGTTACCGCAGGTCTAGCACTCACGTTTATCAAGCCCGCGATCAAGGTGAAGATATTGCCGGGCTCCTTCGATGAGGGAACGGCACAGGGTTTGATCACTCAAGGCATGGCCTTCAGCGTCTATCAGATTCCATAAGGATCATTCGGATGAGAGATACCGATCCCGCCGTTGCGGCTCAGGTAAGGAGCCGTGCGCCCGTTGTTCCGCGCTCTTTCGTCTGGATGAAGGCGAAGAACCGGACGACAGGAGTAGTTGAAGCGCTCGGGTTCTGGAATGGCGAGGATACCGTCACCCTGAGTGTTGTGAGCGGTGATACTGGCTTGCCAGAGACACGGACCTATTTCGGGTGGGGAAAGCTGGTGAACATCCCAGCAATACCGCTTGTGTCCGATCTGACGGTTCGAACAGTCACGCTGACAATGAGCCATCTCGATCCAACTGTTCAGTTGGCGGTTCGCGGATATGATCCACGGTTTCAGCCAATCGAGATCCATCGCGGATACTTCGACCCAGAGACACGCCTGCTGATTGCTCCGCCTCGATCCCGGTTTCTCGGCTTCGTAAATGGTGCACCGATCGAAACGGCTGCCAAAGGCGGCGAGGGCAGTCTCAAGATCAACTGTGTCTCTCACAGCCGGTCACTGACAAAAACCAATCCTGCAAAGCGAGGCGATGGATCTCAGCGTCTTCGCAATGGTGACCGGTTCCGCCGGTATTCCGATGTCGCCGGACAGTGGGAATTTTTCTGGGGCCAGAAGAAGGGCAAGGTCAATGGCTGAACGCTTCACGAACTGGCGAACAGATCTGAATGACTACGTTCATTCGGTGATGTCGAAGCCTTTCCTCTGGGGGCAACACGATTGCGCTCTATGGGCCGCTGGCGCTGTTCTGGCGATGACTGGACACGACCCCGCCGAAAAGTATCGAGGCCGCTACAAGACGCTTATTGGCGGTTTGCGACTGCTTCGAAAAGACGGCTTCGAGAACCATGCCGAACTTGCGGCGTCACAGTTCGAGGAAATCCATCCATCTCATGCGGCTGTTGGCGATATCGCTGCTGTCCGTATCGATGACAGCGCCTTGTGGGCGCTCGGCGTGGTGAACGGGCCTCGCATCTTTGTGCTTCGTCCTGATGCCTCCGGGCTAGGAACGGTCGATCTTCTGACTGCCGAAAGGGCATTCCGGATTTAGCAATGAAATCACTTCGGGTTCTGTTCTACGCCGTATGGTTCATGCTGGCGGCGATGTCGCTCGCCCATGCTGGACCGGTGGCGGCTGCTGTTGGCGCGATTGCATCGTCTATCGGCGCCATGGGTGCGCTCGGACAGTTCGTACTCGGCGTTGCACTCAAAGTCGGTCTGTCATTGCTGGAGCGGGCTCGCCAGAAGGGCCAGGAACCGCGAGGCGTTCAGGGTCAGATACAGGTTGGCGGTGACAACCCGCTATCATTCATTGTCGGCACATACGCGACTGCTGGCAGCCTTGAATACGTCAACACGTGGGGCAAGGCTGGTAAAACGCCAAATGCCTACCTGACACAGGTTATCAGCCTGTCTGACCTGCCCGTTACGTCGGTCAGCAATGCGTTCTGGACGAATGGCGAGAAGACCGTCGCAGAGTTAAGCGATACGTCATACGGCGATTGGGGCTTCCCGATCTATGCCTATCGTAAGGACGGCGACAACAACCATTATTGGTGGAAGTCTCATCTCGGCAACGAAACAGTAGCCGACAGCCTGCTTGTCCGTGAGTTTGGTAGCGACAGCCAGCGTCCATGGTCTGCCGACATGATCGGTCGCGGAATAGCTTATGTCGTCATCACGGCTCAGGTCGAGGAAGAACTGTTCACCGGCCCGCCTCAGTGCAAATTCGAAGTGCAGGGCATTCGTCTTTACGATCCTCGCAAGGATAGCACAGTAGGCGGTTCCGGTTCACATCGTTGGTCTGATCCGTCTACATGGGAATTCTCGGATAACCCGGCTGTTGTGATCTACAACATCCTCCGTGGCATCTACTACAACGGCCAGTGGATGTGGGGCGGTCAGGTTCCGCTCACTCGCCTGCCACTCTCCAACTGGTTTGCGGCGATGAACGAATGCGACCGGCTTGTACCGGGTGCAGAAGTTCCAACCGAGAAGCAGTTCCGCTGTGGCGCCGAAATTCGTCTGAACGAAGAGCCGTTGGACGTAATCGAGCGTCTTCTGAAGGTCTGCAACGGCAAGATGGCCGAGATCGGCGGCGTCTATAAGATTCGCGTCGGCGCGCCCGGTCTGCCGGTCTATGCGTTCACGGACGAAAGCATCGCCATCACGTCGAGCCAGAGCTACGAGCCCTTTCCGGGGCTGGAAACGATCTATAACGGCGTGAACGTTACCTATCCTGACCCTGATGCAGCATGGGAGAACAAGGAAGCACCGCCTCGGTATTTCCCGGAATATGAGGCCGAAGACGACAATCGCCGGCTTATGGCTGATGTTCAGTTCGAATATTCGCCGTTCCGGTACCAGAACCAGAGACTCGGCAAGGCCCTTGTAGAGACTAACCGGCGTTTCCGGTCGCACAAGTTCACTCTGCCGCCTGAAGCAGTCGAATTGGAACCTCTGGACGTTGTTTCGTGGTCAAGTGTCCGTAACGGATATGAGAACAAGCTCTTCGACATGGAGAGCATGGACGATCTTGAGAACGTCAACCAGTCGGTTGCAATTCGCGAAGTCGATCCGTCCGACTATAATTGGACACCGGCAACGGACGAGTTGCCTACTTCCGTGGGTTATCTCGGGCCGATCCGGCCATTACCGCAGCCGATTATCGACTTCTACGCTGATCGTGATATTGCGCAGGATGCCAATGGCAATAACCGGCGTTGCGCCATCTTGCTTGGATGGGATCCGGAACAGCCTGCCGTTGATCTTGTCATGTATGAGGTCAGGGCAGCGTGGAATCTCAAGGTTATCTACGTCGGACGAACTGAACGTGTTTCAGAAGGATCGATACAGATTGCGCCTGGTACACTTCTTCCGGCTCAGTCGTATGAGGTGAGGGCGAGATACGCCACCTATGCCGGGAATCGGCCTTTCGAATGGTCGGACTGGATTCCGGTCACAATGTACGACATCCGCCTCGGCCCGCTCGACATCTATCCGATCGACATTGACCAGCTGAACCAAGATGTTCAGCGCAATCTCGAATGGATCGGTGACAGCTTCCGATATGTGCAGGAAGAGCTTGACCGTATCGGCGCGCAGGCGACCGAGCAGGACAGTGCGAACTATACCGACAAGCAGACGCTTCGCCGGGAAATGTCCGTCACTGCCGAAGGCCTCAAGGCTTCGTACACCGAGGCTATTGAGGTCGCCATCGGTCCCGGTTCGGCAATCGTCACCCGGATTGAAAGTCTGGAAGCTGTCGTCAATGACCCGGTAACTGGCTTGGAAGCGACCGCTGGCGCAGTCGATCTATTGCAGGTGCAAGTTTCCACCATGGACGGCGTTCTGACCGCCACGGCTAACGCTGTGACCGGTCTGACGGCGACCGTGGGTAATTTCTCGGCTTCCGGTCTGTTCCGCACCACTGTGGAAGCAACTCCCGGCGGCGCTCTGGCCCGTATCGGTCTCAGTGTTTCAGCTTCAGGTGGCGGTTCGACGTCTCAGGCAGCAATCTTTCTAGATGCGCTGACAGGCGGTCAAAGCCGTGTCGTCATCAACGCTGATCAGTTCATCGTGACAAACGGCACGAACAGTCAGGCACCGCTCACATTCATTGCCGGTGGCTTGGCTCTTCAGGTCGCCAATATCGGTGATGTGACGGCGGGTATTCTTCGGTCGCCTGACAATCAGGTCGTGTTCAATCTGGCAGCGAAGACCTTGATCTTCAGTGACAATACGTGAGGCACAATGGCTGTTCGTATCTATGAAACGGGAAACCCGCCTCGGCTTATCACAAGTAAGCCGGGGTATAATGCTTCGCCGTCTCTTCGGGATGACCTGAAGACGTTCGATAGCCACTGGTTCAACGGTGGCGGGATAAAATTCCGATATGGCGGCACGGTTCCAGCCAACTTTGCATTTAATTTCCCATACCCGCTGAACTTCATCCCGAAGTACATCATTACGGGCGGGCGCACTTGGAATAACGACAGTCAGCTTTTTTACTGGAACCACCCAAATAGTCCTGGCTTTTCAGTCAATCCACCGAGCAATGCAATGACGATTTTTTGGCAATCCAGCCAAGCAAGCGCCCGCGCTTACACGAACCGGATTGAACTAAACAATCCTAATCCTGCGCCGTCAGGCGCATATACAACGATTTTGGTATTTGAGGCATGAGTGTGAGAAGTTTCACCGGGATGACCGGCGGGCGGATGCTCAAGCGGATGACCGCGCCGGGGTACAATGCGAATAATCTGGCCGATCCGGCCACGTTCTCATCGGACAATGACTATCTGAAACTACACACAATCGTAGACATACCGCTGACCAAATATCAGAGCAGCGGGTTGCGCTATTACATTGGTGAGGCCGCTTTCCCCGATCTTGGCTATATCCCACTGATATTCGTCTCGATCACAAATCTGGGGCGCGTCTTCTTTCCAAATGATCGGAACCCATCGACAACGGAGATGAATAACTTTTTCCAGATAGCACTCTGGACGAACCATATCTGGGTTTCTTCCAGCCAAGGAACGGGTTCGGATTACGACTACAGGTTCCGCGCTCTGATCTTCAAAAACCGATTGCAGGAGAATTTCTGATGCCAAAGCGTATCAAGTACTCTCCAGAAGGCGTTTACGTATCAAGACCCGGATATGACGTGGAGACCGCAAGTCTCGACAAGATGTCAATGTTTCCGGGCATGGGTGTCATGGCACAGGTGCTAGACGGATCAGTCACGCTTGGGGCGGGTGGATCGCAGGATTTCACCATCACGAACCCAGCTGGGAAGCTGCCCTATGTGATCCTCAACAGTACCGGCGGGGAGCATCCAGATCGCGATACTTTCTGCGCTGAAGTGAACCCACCATACAACTATGTCCGCATCAGAAACGCTGTCGGACAACCCACACGAACCATCCGCTTTGCCGCGTTGATCGATAACACCTGACATTCAAGGAAAATCCGACATGACCGACACGACGGTGAATGAACCGGCGAAGCCTACGCACGTGCAAATCGATCCGATGGCGGCGGCAGGCGAGTATGCGGCTCTCAATGCCTATTACCGGGACAGAAACTTGGTCTTAGCGAATGAGCTGGCTGTTCAGCGCGGTCACAGCGCCATGCTGGAAGCCCAGATCGAGAACCTACGCACCGAGCTTGAGCAGCGGAACAAAGACCTTGAAGCCGCTCAGAAGACAAAGAGGAACGCGTAATGGCAATCAGACCCGACTATAATATCGGTGAACTGACGCTTGTGGCGGGTGAAGAGGAGTTCACCACGTCCGGTTCAGCGCTCCAGACGGCGGCCATACAAGCGGGCGACAGCATTATCGCGCCTTCCGGTCACGTCCTGATTATCGCTTCGATTACGGGCCAGAACTCCGGCACCCTGTTTCTGCCATGTCCTGCTGCGGCGGCTGGAACTGACTTGCCCCTGCGCATTCGCTTCCAGCCAGACGGCAGCCGGTATCAGGGCGCGGTGCGCGTTTTGATTGATCTTCTGTCCAGCGGCAATCTTGAAGCATTCGCCGCTTTAGTCGGCTCTGCGGGTTTAGTGCCGATCTTCACTGGTGTCGGCACGATGGATCTCGCCGATCCTGCCACGTTCGGCATCCAAGACCCGAACGGAACCTTGGCGCAGGTAGTCACAAATGGCGCTCAGGCGAGTGGATTTATTGGCGGTCCAACGCTGTCTCTTACCCAAGGTGTGCCATTACCCTCATCGGATGTCGTTGGAGCTTCCACTATTTATGTCATCCCTTCTCCATCTAATTTGGTTGAATTGTATGACGGTCAACTTTGGCGGTCACGATCATTCAGTGCATTTTCGCTCAGCATTGCCGGATATGGAGCCTCCACGGCATATGATGTCTATGCTTTCCTTGATGGGGAAAACGTTGGTTTTGGATGTAAGTCGTGGGCTTCATCAACTGACCGAGGCACAGGAGGGGGGTCGGCAGAAGTTTCTTTATTTCAGGGCCGGGTGGTCAATCGGTATGCCATCTCTCTTGCGTCGAACGGTTCTTCCTTCACAATCCCGGCTCAAAAGGCGACCCTTATAGGATCTTTTCTGACTTCTGGAGCAGGAATTACAGACGATAGCGCAAGCAATCGCCTTCTTTCCAATCTGATGAACGTGGCGAACAAGGATTTGCTTTTCCAGTGGCCAGATGCCAGCTGGTCTGGTTCTGGAGCGCAATGGGTCAAAGCTAAGAACGGGAACGGTTTTAGTAGAGTAAGAGTATTTCAGTGTATGGCAGGGAGGAGATTAAACGTTGATGTTGTTGGACATGGGAGAAATGCATCATCAGCTACTGAAATATTACATGTTGCTATCGGAATAAACTCGACCAACCCGGTCAGCCAAATTGGATCTCCAGCCATAACAACAAATGGAACAACCGCTCGCGCGTCTGCATCATTTAACGGTGCGGCAGCAATCGGAGTTAGCGAATACATTTGGCTTGAATACGCAATTAATGGAAGTTCCGTGTGGACGGGTGTCAACGGTGGAACAAAGTCTGGCATGATTGGCGGGGTAATTATCTGATGCAATCTTTTGGATCGACAGTCTCGCCTTATGAATTGGCTATATCATCAATAAGCTATAATAACATCACTCCCTCGCCAGCTGATCGAAGTGTCAAATCAGTCGCGTCAGTATTGACAGCAAACACAGTCGTTTTTCTGACTGTGGGGCAGTCCTTGGTTTGCAATTATGCCTCTGGTTCGTTCTCACCAGCAAGTGATAATATCTATCAGGTTAATATCCGTGACGGTGGCCTGTATGATGCAGCTGATCCTACGCTCGGAGTAGACGGAACGCAAACTAACTTTGCTATACGTCTCGCAGACAAAATTATCGTAGGAGGAAAGGCCGATACCGTTATTTTCATTCCAATTGGCATGGGTGGTTCATCTGTTTCCCAATGGGGAACAGGCGGTGAGTTTAATCACCGTATAGGAGTTGGTATTAGAAGGTTGTCTGCATTGGGATTAACGCCGAACGCTGTTCTATGGCAGCAAGGCACAACCGATACGTCATTAGCAACAACACAGGCTGTTTATGCTGCACGACTTTCAGAAGTAATCGCAGCTTTTAGAGCAAACGCACCTGTGAATACACCAGTGTTTGTTGCACAAGAGAGCTGGGTTTCAGGAACTTTGTCTTTGCCAATAAAAGCCGCGCAAGTTGCCGCTGTTAACCCGCCAGCCTTCATTTATTCAGGACCGGATATTGACACGATCACAGAGCGACAAGACGCGACCCATCTGAACGCGGTGGGGGCAAATCAACAGGCGCAACTTTGGTACGACAAAATATCGGTTCACTTGCCATAATCATGTCAAGCACTAGAGGGAATAGGAGAATATTTCATCTCTCGTTTTGGTTTCAGTTTCAAAGCCTGTTTTTCAATAAGATGCCAAGAAAGGAAAGCAAATAATATTGAAAGGATGTAAGATGAAAAAATTAATTTATTTGCCCCGATGCCATTGCCAGCGTAGTGGACTAAAGTTTGTTGAATTGGAAAACTATAAAGATAGATGCCATAAGATAGATCTCCAAACCTTCCCCATTTGCGTAATATTGGCGTGCTCATAAAACCAAATTTCAAGCAGCCGTAAGAAGTAATAATGGCCGCAAATGTGATATTTAAGTAATTGGAATTGGTTGGAAATAATAATGCGTATAAAATAATAAAACCACCCAATATCCAAAAACTAAGATTAATTCTGTACAAGCGTATTATTGATCCTAATAGAAAATAAACTATAACTCCAGCAGAGCTAAACAGCTCCGTTCCATAAAAAACATACGTAATATCAGGATGTCTAAGATTGTAGAATGTCAATGATGACATAATTATTAAAATTGATAGATATGCAGCGTTCTTAAATCTATTCGCAAATATTCCAACAATTGCAACCATTATATAACACGCGAATTCAGGCGGAAGGCTCCAAAGTGAGCCGTTAACTGCGAATTTAAGATTATTGTTTTCAAATACTCCCGGTAAAACATAGTTTACATTTAAAGCTATATTTTGAAGATATTTAATGAATAAAGGGCTCTTAAAATATTCAGATGTGATTAAACTAGTAACGAACGGACCAAGAATAAAAGCAGTCAATACCGTTACTGAAACTAGGGCTGGGAAAATTCTTAAACAACGATTTGCGATGAAGGTTTTAAATGACTTTTGTCTCTCCCAACTGTCTGTAATCAGATATCCACTAATCGCAAAAAATACCATCACTCCTAGTGTGGAAATGTTGGATCCTAGTAGTTGGGTAACAGGAGTGCCACTGAGGGCCTGACCGTGCCCAAGGACAACAGTAGAGGCAGCTAAAAATCGAAGGAAGTCTAAATTATTAGTTCTGGTCATGGCGTAAATCTCGTTGCGAAGATTTCGTCATAGACCAGAGACGTTAGCTCATCAAGTAGCCGCCCTTGAGGCGGTTTCATGCCGAAAGGAAATCACCTTGAATATGCACCTTGGCGATACCCGCCTCTTGATTGAGGCAGGTCGAGAGCGTGGACTATTGCGCAATCAGATGGCGTATGTGTTGGCCACGGCTTACCACGAGACCGCACACACGATGAAGCCGATCAATGAGATGGGCGGTGATAAATACCTCCGGTCAAAGAAATATTGGCCGTATATCGGTCGTGGATACGTCCAGATCACTTGGAAGGCCAACTATGAAAAGGCTGGGAAGGTGCTCGGCGTTGACTTCGTGTCGAAGCCCGAACTTCTCCTGCAGCCCAAATATGCCGCTCCAATCATTATTGCTGGCATGGTCGAAGGTTGGTTCACTGGCAAGAAGCTGTCGGATTACATCACCCTGCAGAAGTCCGATTTCAAGAACGCTCGTCGGATCGTCAATGGCACGGACAAGGCCGAACTGATCGCCGGATATGCCAAGGATTATGACAAGGCACTTCTTGCTGAAGGCTACGGCGTTGACCAGGTAGTCACTGCTCCGGCTGCCGAGGTAGTTCCTGCACCCGTCGAGGAAAAGCCAATCTCGAAATCGTCTCGCTTCTGGACGTGGTTCGGATCGGGCGGCGGTGCTGCCGTCATGCCGTTTGTCGACTGGAAAGTGCAGCTGGTCATTGTGGCCGCAATCATCCTCATTGCCGGATACGCCATTTTCACCATGCCACAGGCGAGGGCCAAGCTTGAAAAGCTGGTCGATGCGTTATGACCGCGCTCTGGGCGCTCATCCCCAACTGGCTGAAAGTCGCGCTCGCTGCCCTTGCTGTTGCCGCACTTATTGCTGGCGGTAGCTATCTCGCCGGAAAGCTCTCAGGCAAGGCCAGCACGGAAACCAAGATTGAAAGACAGAACAATGAAGCCACAGGCAAAGCTCTGGATGCTGCTCGCTCTTATGATGAGTGCATTGACGCTGGCGGGGTGTGGACATTCAGGACCGGCAAATGTGAGCGGCGTTCGTAATGTTCTCGGAACCGATCTGCTGGGCGCTCGCGGGGCAACCGAGGCAGACCAACGAAAGATCGACCGCACCATAGTGCGCGGTTGTGCAGGCGGCGTCTGGTCGAAAGACGAGTGCGCTATTCACGACAAGAAGTAATAGGGGCAACCGGGCGGATGGATGCAACGAACATGCCGGACACTGAAAACGATCTTCGCTCACGTGTGGTCAATCTGGAGCATACGGCTGCCGCCAATGTCCAGAGGCTCACGTCAATCGAAAGCCGTCTCGTGAAGTACGATATCGATGATGCGCGCAAGGATGAGCAGATGAAGACCATTCAGAACCAAATCACGTCACTCGACAAAAAGTTTGACGATAAGGTGAATGGTATCGCTAGCTCTCTGAAGTCGATCAACATGTACATCATCGGCGGGATTATCGCCGGGATCATCGGCTTCATGCTGAAGGGCGGATTTCACATACCAGGCTAATTACTCGTCCGGTGCCGTGCCAGTCTCGCTTTGATGAATAGCGATGGCTGCTTCGACCATGGCCGTTGCAGCTTCCGTCCGGTTCCAGCCTGCGGCCTCTGCCGCGTCCAGAGCTTCCACAAGCTTCCCAGCAATCGCCTCCTGTAGGTCCATTTCCCGGTCTGGATAGTCGCCTTCTTGCTTCGGCTTGATCATGTGTCTCTCCCTTTGCGAAGAGAATAGCGCGGTTATTCGCGCCGTCCAGTCAACACATCTTCGCCTTCCTGTTTGTGAGCGCGACAAAGCCAAAGCTGGCCATTCGACAATTTATAGCCAAAGGTTCCCCACTCCTTACAGCCTTTGGCATCACACCAGTGCTCAAACAGCTTTCCAGCCTTCGCCACGTGTGCATTGTCATTCTTATATTCGCTCATTTGTACCAGTACTTTCCGTCATTCCACATATACGGTCGCTGAAATTCCAGGTTTTTTCTATCTCGCAATTCTTCAAACATCCGTTTCACTAGGCTTACGACTTCTCCCTTGTCCTCGCATACTCCGTAAGGAAGGTCTTGGAACGGGCTACGACAATCAATCAAACACCATTTCCACGTTCCCGCACTCGGCCCAAAGTCGCTTCTCAGGATCCGGCAGAAGTTGCCCCATTCAGTATATGCTATGAAGTCACCGGAACAGGTCTGGCCGCCAATGATCGTTCGACACCATTTCAGTTGCATCATTTCTCAGGCAGTCCGTAACTGATGAAGTTGCCCGCTTTGTTCCCGCACTTGCTGCAAACAAGCCGTGGCTCGATCTCTTCCAGCGTTACCCACTCTCCGAAGCGAGCGGCCATAAGCGGGGCTGTCTTTTCCAGATAATGCCGACAACGCGCACAGCTAAAGCGCACGACGTTTCGCGGGCGCAGTTCTCGCAGTACCGTTCGCATTTCATTTCACGAAGATTGTCGGCTTCCAACCACGTGCAAAGCCCATCGACATAGCCAGACTGGCATATTCGATCTCTTTTACGAGAAAATCCCGATCTTTCAGAAGTGCCTCAATTGCGGCCCGCGCATCGCCCTTGTGGTAGGCAAGAACCAATTCAATTTCGTCGTCGTATTCATTTCCCTGCGCAACTGCATTCAT